GAATTTGTTGCCGGAATGGTTAAGATCTTTGTTCAGAAAGTTATCCAACCGTATCTGTATGGCATTATAAATATTGTAATGGCTGTTGTAAGTATATTCAAGGGTAATTGGGGCGATGCATTTAAATTCTTAATTGCCGGGGTTGCTTCAGTTGCTAAAGGTGTTATTAATCTATTCGTTGGTCTTGGCACTGGCATGGTTAAAATTATCGTTGCTGCCATTAGTAAAATACTTGATGGGTTTGCTCAAATTCCAATTGTTGGAGGATTGTTTAAAGCTGCAAAAGGAGGCTTGCAAGCAATAGCTGGCTTTGCAACTAAAGCAATGAATGCAGTTGCTGGAAAGATTACTGGAGCTCTTGATAAGGCAGCATCACTTGGTATTAAGAAATCTACTAATGCGATTAAACTTGGTGGTCCTGCATTAGCACAAACAGCCACTGATGTTGGAGAAGCAGGTAATGAAGCCATCACCAATGCGCTCGGTAATACTGATGGCGTTGAAGACGCAATGGATAGAATTAAAAAGAAAGTTCAAGAAGGCCTAGAAGATGCTGCCCAAAAACTATATGATTTCTTAGTTGATAGATTATCTGATTCTATAAAGAAGTTTGTTTCTGAGTCAACAAAAGCTTTGAATAAGCAAAAAGAATCTGCATTAAAGGTATTTGATATTCAAATTAGAACATTAATGAAGCTTGAACAAGCTGAAGAATCTCTCACTAGAACAAAAGAATATGAAACAAACCGAAGAAAATTAATTGATGATGCAAGTCTAAGACAGGAGCAGTATAGAAGAAATAGAGCTCTAGCAATATATGAGAATCGAATTGATGATGCTAGACTTATGGATCTTGAAGAGATTAACGCTGCAAAAGAATCTGGTAGAGAATTGGCCAATCTTGATGAAGCAAGAAGAAAAGATTTAGCAAAAGAAAATCTTGATGCTCTGAGGGCAGCAATTGAAGAAGCCAAGGAAATTGCCGGAAGATTTTTTGATGAATCGCTTGAAAAATTCCAAAACGCTGCAGAGTATATTACTCGCATTGCACCAGTTACAATGGAGCAATATTCTGCTCAGCTAGAGCAATTAAGAGCTCTTACGACACAATATTCTGATACAAATAATCTTGAGTTTGGCAAAATGTTTGAAAAGTTCAGTACAACGATTACTGATCGTATGCCAAATACTATTGATGATTTTGGTAATGCAATTGGTGGATTCAGCGAACCCCTTGATAAATTAGTTAATCTTGCTCAGCAAAAATACGGTCTAGGTTCGGATGCAGAAAATACATTCCTTGGCGTTACTAAAAAACTTTCTGATTCAGTTATCGGGGTTACTCTTGGAATGCTTGTTGATATTGGTGGTAAGTTTGAAACTGAAGCTCCAGGCGTTGTTGAAAAATATGGTGAAATAACTGGTGGTATTAAAGGTGAAACAAATACATTTAAGACAGAAGTTCTTGGTGTATTTACAACTCTACTCTCTGAGATAAAGACAGCATTTATTACACCGTTTGAAGCTGCATTTGCTGCCTCAGATCCAACAAAAGTCTATACAGAAGCAATTGCTGATGGCAATGAAACAATCAAGAGAGAATTTGAGAAAACTCTTAAATATAATAAAGAGCTTATGCAAAAAATGATTGATGCTCTTGATCCTGCTATCAAGAAGTGGATTGAATTAAAGGCATCAATTGATGATGCTGCAGAGGCAGCAAAGAATGCAGGTAGCGGTGGTGGATTAGATAATCTTCCAAAGACTGGTGGATATGTTGTTACTCCGTATGGTGCAATGCCAACAAGTACGCCTGGTATTAGAACAATTCTTGAGCCTTCAAGATTTGTAACAAGAGATGGCGGTGGTTCAAGAGTTGTTATTAGAAAAGCAGGCGGAACAATTCCTGGCTCAATCAATACAGCTGTTCCGGCTATTCTACATGGTGGAGAATTTGTTCTTAATGCAGCAGCAGTAAAGAGAATTGGTGTTGCTACATTAATGAAGCTCAATAACTATCAAATTCCAAAATACAAGATGGGTGGTTATGTGCCATCTAGATTTGGTGTTCCTAGATCATCAACTCCAGCAGTTGGAGGTGTATCTGTTAATAGTGTTAGCACCGTTAATATTCAGGTTGAAAACTTTATTGGTCAAGAAGAATGGTTTAAGTCAATGATGAAAGAGTACAATGTTAATATTGTTCCAAGAAATCAAAAAGCCGCCGGCCTTGAGTCTAGAACATTTACAAGCTATAGCGGTATTAATCAGGGATTGTAATGAGTATTCAAAATCAGCAAGCTGGAATTACGCATTTAATCGTTTTAAATGGGCAAGAGATTACTGAGCATAATCGTATTTTTGATGGCGGATTTAAGATCAATTCAGAGTCGGTTGAATTAGCAAATGGTAATAAGAGAAGATTTATTAAAAACAATAAAAATTCCTATAGTTTGTCATTTCAATATTTACCAAATTCCCACACAAAAACAATTGATGGGAGAAAAGCCAGAGATTATTTACTCCAATTAGCAAGAACTCCATCTAGCGTATCTTTATCAATAAAACTTGACCCGTCTGAGCCATTTTATAATACAACAGTTTATATTGATTCTTATACAGAGACGTTGATTCGCCGGGATATTCCAAATCAATGTGCATATTATAATGTGAATATGAGTTTAACTGAGGCATAAATATGTCTGCTAATAGCGTTTTTAGTTTTTCAGATCCATTCTCTAGCGGTATAGACTTCTTTACGCCCGATGATTATCGTACAATTGCTGCCTCAATCCAGATTGAATCCAATGTTATTGTTCAATCACAAAAGATTACATTTGCTTCATCACAAATTGACGCGAATTCAAACGCATCTATAACAACATTAAAGATTGCTTATGCTTCTGCAAATATAGTTTGCGATGGTGCAACATTAACTCTTGGAACAAGAGTAAAGCTTGCAGAGTGCTCAATATCCGCAACATCAAATCTCACAGTTGCGGGGGCAAAGATTGCATTTGCTCAATCTGCAATTCAAGCAAATTCAAACGCTTCTATTTCTACACTAAAGATAGCTTTGGCATCAACATCTGTGACTGGGGAATCCAATCTTATAGCAGCAATGTCAAAGACTGCTTTTGGAGCTTCTTCAATTTCTGCAACATCAAATCTTACAGCGCTAGGAAGACTGATTAAATTTATAAGCTCTTCAATGAGCGGGAATGTAAATCTCACAGTCGCTGGAGATATTATTCTTGTTGCTGCAAAAATAACGATATTTAGCAATACAAATATTGTTGCTCAAGCAATGAGATTTAGTAGTTCTATAACTGCTGACTTTAGCCTCATTAGAACACTTCTAATGCTTGATGGTGTACCGCTTACAAATCAAAATAGACAGCTTGATGTTGCAGTCACTCCGATCTATATAGAAAATAATAATTGGCAAGGTGATACATCAAGATATTATAAAAACACTACTGCTCTTGCTGGCGGAAAGAGAACATTTAATCTCCAGTGGAGATTTATACCGAATTATGAAGCTAAAACAGTTGATTTAAGAGCTTCTCGCAACTTTATTAAGAAAAAGTCAAAAGATGGTGATGTGCATACATTGACAATAGTTAAACAAGATGAAAATGGCACGACACCATATACAGAAGAAAATGTAGATGTCTTTATAACTAATTATTCTGAAAATCTTATAAGAAGAGACTTAGTTGATGATGTATACTATTTTGATTGCTCACTTTCACTTGAGGAGGTCTGATGATTACAGTTGATCAATACAATAAAGACCTGTCTTCAGACTTTAATACGGCTATTGCTGCTAAAGCACAAAAGATTAAGCCAAAAGTGGTGGTGACTTGGTTAGATAGTCGTCATTTGGATAATCTTGCCGTTACCACCAATAGCCCCCATGCAAATTCATTGTACCCAGAAACTGGCTTTTATTTTTCAGCTTCAGAGGCTTTTAACGGGATTGAAAGGCAATCGTTTACATGGGGTGTAGCAGGCGCTAAGGATAAGGATGGCGATGTTATAAAGGCAGATGGCACTTGGTATACCATGCCATCTTTAATTACGACAGACCTTGCCAATACGCAGGTTGGCGGCAATTTAGAATTCGGGTGGTGGTCAGCCAGTCAAAGCAATGCGGCTTTACACAATACATATACAGGGTATGGGTTTGTTACTGATCCATATATTGAAGCTACTTTTACATCAAGAAAAGTTAACAAGATTAGAATTATTACATCTGAATATTATGGCCGGATAGCAAATTATACAATTTATGCTTATGACTCATCTAACAATCTTGTTGTTTCATTTAGTGATCTAATACCGATTAATACATATTATAAGGATCATATTCTATCAACAGCGCTCTCTACGCAAAATATAGCAAAGATAAGAGTTGTCGTTCATAGCACTCGTAACCCATCTGATAACGCAAGAATCCAAGAAGTTGTCCCGCTTTATGAAGAGGACATGAGTGACTATGTGATTTCAATGTCTTTAAACAGGACTAGGGATATCCATGAGACAAGCTTGCCAATTGGCGGCAGTGAAATGGGAACAGCGTCTGTTGAATTTGATAATACTACAAAAAAGTTTAATATCTTTGACAACAATTCTCAGTATGGGAAATATTTGAAAAAAGAATTAAAGGTTGATATTTATTCTGGTTGGAGAATTAAAAAGCCATCAGATGATTATATTGATAATATTTACCTTGATACATTTTTAACTGCTAACGCAAACTCAACAACAACGACTTTAACTGTAAATGATACAACTGTATTCCCATCTGGCGGAGCTGGGAATCATTTTGTTGTAATTTTAGATAAAAATACACAATCTGAGGAATTAATTTTGTGCTCAGGTGTAACTTTACCAAATACTCTAAATGTTGTTGAGAGAGGATATGCTGGTACAACTGCAAAGTCTCATGCAACTCAGTCGTCTGTAAAATTTGAAGTTTATGAGTATGTAAAAAATGGTACTTATTATATTGATGAGTGGAATACAACATCTTCTTCAATGACAGTTGGTGCATCAATGCAAGACTGGACAAAGTATCTTGTTGAAAAGACAATTAAGTATGGCTTCCTTTTGCAGAATGCATATGTTGGAGATGCAGTTAAGAATTTATTGATGCGATCCAACTTCCCTCAGGCCGATATTGAAAAGCTAAGTAAATACTCGCAGGGTGCTATTGAAAGAGGCGCTATTGCTAGTTATTCATTTAAAGAGGAAACTGTCGATAGAAGTGGAAATAATATCATTCCCTCTAATGGGCTTCGTGCAAGGTTTTGGGGTATGCCATCAAATAAGAAAGATATTTCTGTAAAAGATATTTTAGCGGATGCTCTTGATAGGCAGCTAACAAAAATGGATCTTGCACTTGGTGAAACAAGATTCGTCAGCCCATCATATGTTGCTCTATCTAAAAGCATATCTTCTAACTCATCCAATGCTGTTCAATTAGTTGACTACTCTTTTACTGGTGCTAATGGAACATCATATTCTGATTATTATAATGGTGTTATTGATGGTTATTATATTCCATTAGCAAGCGGTAATCAAAATCTTGTTATATACATTACTGGTGGAGGTGTAAGACTATATCTTGATGATGCTTTGATTATAAACAAGTGGAATACTTATGAATCAAATACAAGGTTGCAAAGTATAACTGTAAATCTTACTGCTGGAGTTCCAAGAAAAATAAGGCTTGAGTTCTATCATCCATATAATAATGGACCGACATCTAATTTTAGATTATCTCTTTATAAGGTTGTTGGTGCTGGCGTTGATACGATTGTTACAGCAAATGAATGCACAACAATAGCGGCTTTTGATTCTATTGGTACAAGAGATGCTTCAAGAAATCTTACTGTCGCAGATGCATACAATATGAGAAATAATGGGATTTATGTAAATAATCCAAAGTTAAGTCAAGCAACCGGTCTGATATCTGAAACTCAAGATGGGGCAGTTTTGTTGGAATCTAATGCATATATTAGAATACCAATACACGATAGTATCAATATTACAAATGCAAATTCATCACTATATACTGGAAAATGGACAGTTGAATTTTATGGGAAGTTTAATGCCGGGTCGTTCAGTTCAGATGGTGAATATATTAGTACTTGGGCTAATAGCACTCCAACAAGTGGATTTGAATTTTTTAACAACAGCTCATCAAACGGATTTAAA